CCTGGCGCCATGCCGATGCCGCCGGGTGGTGGTGCCATGCCGCCGCCCCCGATGCCGATGCCGCCCCCTGGTGGTCCTGCTGGTGGCCCTGCTGGCATGCCGCCAATGGCCCGCAAGGCTGGCGGTCGCATTTACCCGAAGATGCACGCTGGTGCCGGTAGCGGCGAAGGCCGTCTGGAAAAGATTGAGGCTTATGGCCTGAAGCCGCCTGCCCGCAAGGCCGGTGGCCGCATCTATCCGAAGATGCACGCTGGCGCTGGCAGTGGTGAAGGTCGCCTTGAAAAGACTGAGGCTTACGGGCTGAAGCCGCCGCGTAAGTAAGAGCTTCGCACGCCTGCCTCCCGCATAGGGGCGTGCGAATAGGGCCGGGAAGGTGATCCCTCGACCTTCCCGGCCCACCATTTTCGGGGGACCAGTTGAGGGGCTGGCCATGCTTACGAACGCAGCACTATTTGAAAAAGAGTTGAGAAATCTTATTTTTGAAGAAATAGAGCGGTTAAAGGAGTTGCTTGTAACAACACCTATCAATCACGAAGGAAATGGTTCTATAATGCACACGCAAGGTGCGATCATGGCGCTTCGTGGTATTGAAGATTTGATCGATGAAGCGAAAACGCGATCAAACCAGCGAAATCGTTGAGGGAAACACGATGCCTTATATGGTAATGGACCACAGTAACGATCCGAAGGCTGCCATCCTGAAGGATATTGGCGATCTTTCGTCGTTTGAACTGTTCAATAATCAGGTTTTGGTGGCGGTTTATGTCCGCCCCAAGAAGACCAAGAGTGGCATTTATTTGCCGGATGCGACTGTGGATGAAGATAAAATCCAGGGGAAGGTCGGTCTGGTGGTAAAGAAAGGGCCGCTGGCCTTTGTTGATGAAAGCAATCAGTGGTTCACTGATATTTCTGTCAGTGAAAACGATTGGGTGGTGTTCCGCCCCTCCGATGGGTGGAGCATCACGGTCAATAACGTGCTTTGCCGCATTCTGGATGACACGGCAGTGCGCGGCAAAATCGCTTCGCCTGATCAGGTGTGGTAAAGGGGAATAATTCATGTCTGAAGAAGAAAAGACGCCTGAAATTGAGGTTCAAACTGACGATGTGGCGGACAACACGCCTGAAATCGTAGTGGAAACCTCTACCGAAGACGATACTGGCAATGAAAAGCCGGTAGTTTCTGCTGAAGATGGCATTGAAGAACTGCGTCGTAGGCTTGATGAAGAGCGTTTGGCGCGTGCAGAGGCTGAAAAGCGTGCGCGAGACGCCGCAAATCAGGCCCAGGCTGCCCGACAGGAGGTTGATAACTCCAATCTGGCGCTTGTTCGCACCGCGATTGACACCGTTAAGCGCGAAAACGAAATCCTGAAGCAAAACTACAAGGACGCGCTGGCGAATAACGATTTTGACGCGGCTGCTGAGTATCAGGAAGCCATGTCGGACGCCCGCGCTAAGCTACTTCAGCTTGAAAACGGCATGCAGGCCATGGAGGCACAGGCAAAGCAGCCTGTGCGTCCCGTTCAACACGCTGACCCTGTGGAACAACTGGCTTCGCAACTATCTGGACCGTCTGCCCAATGGGTTCGCGCGCATCCAGAGTACGCCCGCAACCCCCGACTGACCCAGAAGATGATTGCGGCCCACAATCTGGTGACTGCCGATGGTATTGCTTCTGACACGCCCGAATATTTTGCTTCGGTCGAACGGGTTCTTGGAATCTCAGCCGCGCCAGCCCAGGCGGTGGAGCAAGAATCTGCTTTGTCTGCGGCTTCTGCGCCATCCCAGCGCCGTTCTGCGCCTGCTGCGGCGCCGGTTTCGCGATCTGGTACGGCAACTGGAACCCGCCCCAATGTCGTGCGACTTTCCTCTGAAGAACGGGAAATGGCTAGCATGATGGGCATGTCGCCGGAAGAATATGCGCGCAACAAGGTCGCCTTGAAGCGCGAAGGCAAGATTCACTGAAAGGAAAATAGATCATGGATGCTCCTGTTCGTGGCCGCCGTGGCCGCCCCCGCCGTGTTCTTCCGACCGAAGGCGTGGCGCCTGAAGCCCAAGAAGCGGTTGCCGCGCCGGTAGAGGCTGCGGTTTCCCGCCCCGCCTTACGCCCTTCTGTGCGGGATGAAGACCCTCGCGCTGCCGCTAATCGGCGCGCTGCTGAGATTATGCAGCATCTTGGCGGGCTGGATGAGGGTACAGACGACTTCTACATCGATCCCACCTCTGTTCCTGATGGTTGGACTTACGAATGGAAGCGTAAGACCATCTACAATCAGGAAGACCCGGCCTATCAGGTTCAGTTGGCTCGTACTGGTTGGGAAGCTGTGCCGGTTGAGCGTCATCCTGAAATGATGCCCGCCAATGGCAAGCATCATACGATTGAGCGCAAGGGCATGCAGCTTATGATGCGGCCCAAGCAGATTACTGACCAGTTCCGCAATATTGACCAGCGGAAGGCTAAGGATCAGGTTAAGCATAAGGAAGCCCAGCTTGGCTCTGCGCCTGATGGTCAGTTTGGGCGCGACCATGCCCAGGTAAAGCCGAAGATATCAAAAGGATATGAACCTATGCCGGTCCCGCAGGACTAATAGTTAAAGAAACTTCGGTTTCTTTTACATAAGGGCGAATCCTGTGAAGGGTTCGCCCTTGCTTTTTACATAAAATACTAGCAAGCATTATTTGTTTGGCTTTATAAGGCCAATATACCTTTCCCCGGCGTGAAGGGTGAACCAATACCCCGCGCTTAATCGCCCCGGCGTGCGATGAAAGTGCTTCCAGAATAGGAGTCCGACCGTGGCAAATACCAATGCCCCGTTTGGTTTCCGGCAGTATCAGGGTGGGGCTGGCGGTGCGCCGACCTTCGCTCAGACCGCGCGCCGGATTGCGAGCAGCAACTCGACACCGATCTACTACGGCGACCCGGTGATGCCGGTCATTGGCACGGCCAATGGCTATATCACTCAAGGCGCCGCTGGTACGACCACCCTGGCTGGCATCTTTGTCGGCTGCAAGTATCTGTCCACCAGCCAGAAGCGCACCGTTTGGTCGAACTTCTGGCCGGGTTCCGATGCGACTGGTGACGTTGAAGCCTATGTGATCGACGACCCCAATGCGCGCTTCGTCGTGCAGGGCAACGGCACGACCTTCAACATTGGCGGCACGCTGTCCACCTTCACCAGCAGCCCTGTTGGTCAGTATGCCCAGTTTGCCATTGGTAGCGGTAACACCGCGACCGGCATGTCTGGTGCGTACCTGAACAGCCTCGGCACGACTGTGACCTTCCCGTTTGTCGTGGTCGATCTGATCACGCAGCCGCCGGGCGGTCCGGGTACGGACCCGACATCCGCGTACAACTGGGTCGTTGTTGGCTTCAACAACGAGTGGCTGCGCTCTAATGGCGCTGGCCCGACCGGCATCTCGTAAGGGGAGTAAGGAACAATGGCTGTAAATCTTAGCGCCATTAAAGACCTTCTGCTCCCCGGCCTGCGGGGTGTCGAAGGCAAGTACGAGATGATTCCGTCTCAGTACGACAAGATTTTCACCAAGCATGATTCCAAGATGGCCTTGGAACGTACCGCTGAAATGCGGTACCTGGGTCTGGCGCAGTTGAAGACCGAAGGTGGTCAGACTGCGTTTGATTCCGGCGCTGGTGAGCGTTTTGTGTACAATCAGGAACACACGGAAATCGCTCTTGGGTATGCTATTACCCGCAAGGCGATTGACGACAACCTGTACAAGACGCAGTTCCATCCGTCGAACCTCGGCCTGATTGAATCCTTTCAGCAGACCAAGGAAATCTACGGCGCCAACATCCTCAACACCGCGACGACCTACAATGCGTCTATCGGTGGTGACGGTAAGGCCCTGTGCGCCACGGATCACCCGATTGATGGTGGCACCGTTGCGAACCGACCGACGACTGACGTTGATCTGAACGAAGCTACGCTGCTGAACGCGATGATCGCGGTCCGCACGAACTTCAAGGATCAGGCCGGTCTGAAGGTGTTCGCCCGTGCGCGTAAGCTGGT